GCTGAGAGCAAGCTCTCCCCCCTTGAGGCCCTGCATTGCTCTCTCAAAGATCTTGTTTTTATCCTCTTGAGGGATCATCCCAACCCATAGCGCATTGCGAGATGGGTTTTGCTGTGTTTCATGATGCACGAGTGTTAGCTTTTCCCAAGATTGCCCATCCTGAGATGCCTTGTCAACAACTTGACACAGCACCCGATCTTGCATGTTTCCAAAACTGAGCACATCCTCAGGGGTGAGAGAGGAGATCTTTGAGAGCAGGGCCTGTTGCTCATCCTGCTCCTCTCCTGGCTCTCCCTTCTCTTGCTCTTTGATGAGCTCAAGCATTTTCCCCATCAAGGATCGGCTTGCAATCCCTGCTGCTTGAGCCTCAACAGGGCTCAAGATTCTCCCCTGAATTTTGAGGGCTCCTGAGAAGATCTCAAGCTCCCATCTTGCAGCCTCTGCAAGTTGTTTGATCATGTCAATCATATCTTTGCTCCTTTGATTGATGATTATTTATAAGGCAGATGCATTCCCATTGATGATATCAACCTTGAGAGCCTCAGATGAGCCGTTCACAGTTGCGAGGAAGGTCATTGATCGCTCAATGCGCCCAAAGCCTGTCACATTATCAGAATATTCCTCAAGGACTGCGCTATAAAGCGTGATATCAATCTGATTGGGAGAGGTGCCCCCAATGAAACTCATTGTGAGATTGCTTGTGACAGCAGATGGGCTTGTGATTGCATCTGTGTAAAAGTTATCATCTTCAAGATCTGCAGTCACAGTCAATCTCACCTCTCTCACATCTGAGAGGGTGGGCTGCTCAGTGATTTGCTGCCCCAAAAAGTTCCTGCGCTCAAGTTTGTTATCAATCACTAGCTCGAAAGATCGGATCTTGATTGTGTTTGAGTTGTAAGTGATTGATCCGCCCTGATGATGCAGCATGCTCTCAGATGAGGCAGGGAATGAGGGAGTTGTTGCAGAGCCTGCTCTTGCAGCTGCATCCTGAGCAATGATCTCTGCTGAAAAGGTTGCCTCTTCTCCTGCATTGCAAGCAAGCGTGAAAGTGCTTATCATGCAGCCCTTGAAGGTTTCAAGAGAGGGATTCCCTGAGGCAGCAGATCCCCGATAAAAGCGAATTGTGAGTGAGGGGGGATTTGCAAGAGGCGTGAAAGAGTGAGTGTAAGGGGATGAAACTCCTGTTGTGTTCTCATCTCCAAGAGCAGCCTTGAGAAGATCCCCATTGCCTGCATAATGGAATGGGCCTGTGATATTGCCACCTGTGATATTAAAGCCGTCAAAGGTTGATCGGACAAATCCTGCTGTGCCATGATTGAGATGAGTTTTGCGGGCTCTTTCGATTGTCTTTTGAAGGCTTGAGGAGATGAGCCTCATATCTGTATATGTGCCCCCTGATTCTGTGCCATATGTTGTTTCCTCTGAAACTGAGATGAAGGCGGATCTTCCGAATTGAACAGGCATAATTTAGCTCCTATTATTGAGGCAAGAGGTTTTGAACCTTGAGCAAGGCTCTCACAGTGAAAATTTGATCTGTTGTTGTGTATATATCAAGGCCAACTGAATAATCAGTGCCAGAACTCCCGCCCTTGATCCTGATATTGGCATAGCCGGCTATAAAATACATATCATCCTGAGCATATCGAGCATCAGAATCAGTCCCTGAGGAGTCAAGGCTTTTGGGCTGCACTCTCTTGATTGTTTCATATGAGAGGCGATTGTTGAAGGGGTCAATATAAGCTGCCAGGAGAGGCCTGAGATCGAACCATATATCAAATGCAGCTGCAGCCTCTTTTGTAAAGGTCACCTCAGGGATTGTTCTCCCTGCTTGAGCAATCACATTCTTAACCACATTAACAGGGCGACCGATCCAAACATAGCCTGTTTTGGGGCTTGAGGGGGTGAATGCTGAGGTTGGATCTGAGGAGGCTGCAGCATCCCCAAAATAAAGCCAAAAGAGAGAGGTGCTTGATTGATCATCAATTGCAGCCTGCTCAATCTCAAGCACTAGCTGCCGATTTGCATAGGAGGCTCCTGATTGCCTTTGATAGTTTATTGAGGATTCCCCATTTGCTGTATAAATTTGGATATCATAAAAGTTTGATAGGATTGCATTCCAAAACAAATCCCAATCAGGAGGGATTGTGAGCTCAACATCAACATTTGTTGCTCCTCCTCCTCCAACTGTGAAAACAGGCACAGAGATCGGAATCCGATATTTGAATGCACTATCAGCCCAACTCATCTCAATCTCCCCGATCTGTTTGTCTAGTTACTAATATTCTTATGTAAGCAATGCCGCAATTGGGGATTCCTAGCTTATCCCCATCCCTTGCAAGGAATGAGCATCTCACATCATCAACAATCCCTGTTGTGAATCCCAAGAGCCGATTTGCGGTTATGGCCTTGATGATATCTGAGGCAAGATTGATTGCCTGTGCCCTTCTTGAGCTCACTGTATCAGATGAGCCCGCACAGAATGCAGCAATATTGAATTCAGCATCCCCTTGATATCTGCCCAAAACTTGCCCATGCTCCTCAATAAAATCAATGAATTGCACAGTAGCAAAAGGAATCATAGGAGGATCGGGAACCTCTCCAACAATCACCCGCCCTGAGAGATCTAAGCCTGAATAGCCTGAGGCATAATCAACTGCAATGATATCCTTGATTGCATTCTCAATCTGAACAATGGGAGAGCTCATCTCAGATCCTTTCCTTGAAGAGCAAGATTCATTGCTCTTGTGATTCCCCATTTAACACGAGGCAATCTTTGATCTCTTGCTCTTCTGAGATAGAATTTGGGCTTGATTCTATTGGGGCCCCCTCCAAACTCTTGAACAGCTGCATAAACAACATCTGCTGAGGTTGAATAAGGGCTTGAGGGGATTCCTCTCTCTTGGCCCCCTGCTCTCAGAATCAAAAACTCATCATCTTGAAATTGAATCACAGATCCAATGATTGAATTCCTGAGGCGGCCTGTTTGCACTCTTGGGAATGAGGTTGCATTCTTTTTTGCGGCCCCTTCCATTGCAAGAGCATTCTTGATCAATGAGGCTCTGATATTTTGGATGAGCCGCCCCTCAGCCTCATCAAGAATCTTCTCAAACTGCAAAACAGTTATGCTCACAGGATTCTCCTGAAGGTGCGGTAATTATAGAGGATCTCTTTCACCTCAGGAGGGATTGTGCGAGGTGAAAGATTAACAGTCACATCTCTTTGGGTTGTGCTCTGCTTGCCTTGAGTCTGTTTGGCTCTGTTGAGATGGGCTGCATAAGCGCAAACAGCATGCTCAAGATCTGAGGGGGCTGAGGTGAATCCTGCTGTACAAACAACTTTATTTGCACGATATCCCCGCTCAATAGTTGTTGTTGAGGATTCTTTGAGCACAATCCTCCCAAGAGTAGTATCAAGCTCATATTCTGAGGAATCAACCAAAGAATCAGATCCATAGACCCGATCAATATCTGAGTGCCAGGAAGTAACAGATATCAAAGGGCGGATTGGCAGACTTAAAATAAAAGGAAAATCAAAATCAGGCTGATCAATGTATAGAGTATAGGATTGATCAGCAAGGGCAGGGCCTGCTGTTGTTACTCCTGCAATAGGTTTTGGAAAACCTATATAGGAGGCAACAGCAGACTCAACCCGATCAAGGAGATTCTGCAATTCAGTATCAGATCCCGATCCTTGCACCTCAGGGAGGTATTCTTTGAAAGTGGATAATGAAACTAAGCTCACAGAATCACCTTGAATGAAGGATTAGTAAGAGCGATCAGACTCAAGCTCAAATACGAGCATGAGATCAACAGCATTTGCAAGAGTGCCGCCTACAGTTGTTGTGACCTTATAGGCCTGATCAGCTGCAAGGACTGAATCTGCAAAGTTTGAAATGTTGAGATCTTCAACAGTTCCTGCAACGAGGGAAACATAACCTTCTGCGCCTGAGTCGGTTGTGACTGAGGAGAGAGAGGTTGAACCATCAGCAGCAAGGATCGCAACAGTCAAATGATTTGTGCCATTTGCTGCAAGGGCTTGACCTGCAACGAGTTTGATGCTCTTGAGGCGGGTTG